TTTACTCAAAGCTAGATGAGTTACAGAAGATGATTAAAGAGATCGATCTAGAAGATGTGAAAGCTTTTCTGTGTTCTGCCCCAAAAGATTTACAGAAAGAAGTTTACCAATATTTACAGGAGAAACTAATCGGAGCATAATAAGAAAGAACAGAAGGTTAACCTTCTGTTTTTTATTGTAATCTAGCTTAATCTAACTTAGATAGTAAAGTTTCAATTGTCATTATCGCATTCCCCGCCGCTACACATCCGTCTTGAGAAGCTAAAAGCGACAAATCTAAAAGCATTAGTTTAAAAAAGACTGTTTTTTCTTCTTTGCTAGAAAAAGGAAAAACTGCATCACCGACTGCATCTGTTAGTTTTTCGGCCATTAGTAGAATTTCGGGGTTGAGTGCATTTTTTTGGTTCATTGTTTTTTCCAGTTTAGATAGCAGGGTTTCAATCGCTTGGAATGCAGTTCCACACCAGCTTGTCATGTGGATATTAAGCCTATAGCAATTGTAGAGGCTTGTGAGCATTTGCTCAAAAATATCTTCTTGATCTCCTCTTTCTAAAGAAGCAAATATTTCTCTACCGACTGTATCTGCTAATTTTTGGGATAGCAGTCTAATTTGAGTTTTTGTACGTGCATGATTTTGGCTCATCGTTTTTTAATTTATTTAGCAATTTCTAACCGATAACTGACAACTAATCTTATAATCTCTCTACAAAATCAATAACTTTTTCCCATAACTCTTTGGGAAAATCTACGGTCATTGTATCATCGTCTGTTTGCCTTGCATTTCCTTCGGTGGCTAAAGTCATTAGTAGATATTTAACTTCTTTAGCTTTCGGAGTAAGCTTAATTGGTTTTGGCTCCGTTTCGTCGCTAGGTTTTACACTCTTATCGGAGTCTAAAAAGGTTGGATTTTTAGACTCTATAAAGTTGGCTGTTACCGATTCGACTAATTCCCCAGTGGCTTTTATTTTTCTTTCTTCTGCTATAGCTACAGTTTCCAAAAGAACATTTTCTTTTTCTGAGAGCGTCAGATCATTTTTCCTTACAAGGTTGTGTAAAGTCGTTTCGGATACTTTACCTTCGATTGCTTTTAATGTCCGATTAGACATCGAGGAAATCTCTAAAGTTCGGTCATATTCTGATTTTTTCCATCCTGTTTTTTCGCAAAACTGTTGGCAGGACTGTTCTTCAGTTAAGCCTTCTAATGTATCCTCGTGTAAATGCCGTCTAATCAATTTTGCCTTATCGTACACTGATAACTTTTGGCTGTCAGTGCCGTAGGAGAGCATTTGATACTCTAAATCACGGACGGTCAGACCTGATGCTAGAGGCTTAATAATTGCCAAAACATTAGGAACAATAATCTCTTGAGAGGCTAAAAGCAACCAAGCTAATACCCTTCGATGCCCGTCCATAGGAAACAGTCGATCACCATCGGCTATTAGATGTAAGGGTTGGTAAATTACTCTTGATGCCAGTATTTTATCGGCTAATTCTTTGATCAATTCCAAGTCGTAGGTAACACGGGTATTCCATCCGTTTTCCCCTGAGATGGACTCAATTAAGTCTTGACTAAAGGTTAAATGGGTTTCGCTAGGTAGGACGCGCATTTTGCCGTCGTCATGTATTCCTATTCTCGGCCCGATAAAATCACCATTAGCCAGTCTAAAAGAAATTAGTCGGGGATCGATCACTATTAACTCCCGTGCAGAGCCATAGGCTCTGATTTTGTCTCTTGATTTTGCGCTCATTTTGTTACTCCTCAGTTGTGATTGGGTTGTAAGCTAGTCCCCAGATGCGAGACGTTCCGTATATTTCTTTATAATCACCCTCTACTACAAAATTAGAGGCTATAGCGATAGCTTCCATAAACAAGTTAGCATCCTTTTTCAACTGTTCAGGGATAGGAACATCTGTCTTACAAAAAACAAGAAATAACCACACCCAAAATGTTATTAGATTGATTCCAATCGTAATTACCAAGAACAAGACAATCCATTATATTGTTCTTGATTGCGGATTTATAAAACAGTTCTAAATAGTCTAATTTAGGATTCTGTTTCACTTCTAATAGTAAAGCATCAACGTATTGTTTAGCTTCGGTAGGCAAGCTATTGTATTTTCTCTGAACTAGCATTGCGCGTTGAATGCCCATTGGTTTACTCCTAATGGTTTTTAAGTGAATTACTTTTATCGTCTAACAAAACGCTAGGATCGGCGCTGGGAAAAGAAAAAATAGTTAGCCACGGACACTGATAAAAAACCGCTTGCCACGAAACCACGGAAAATACTTCCAGTATTTTATTGGCCTTGCTATTAACCGATATTGTTGTCCTAAAAAGATAAAATCCGTCATGTCATCTTCTGGAGATCGGAGCATTTTGATTATTTTGAAAACTGGGAACACAGACGTTGATTTACTCCTAATAAGTTGCTGATAACTGACAACTGACGACTGGCAACTAATTAAAAATCTTCACTGAAAAGTTCACTAGGATCAATAATTTCACTAAAAACTTCTATTGCTGGCTTTTGCCTTGCGTCTATAGCTTTTTTCAGGAGGTCGGCTAATTCTTTTTCGGAACTAGCCTTATTGGCTATTTGTTCTGCTTCTGATTGAGGCAATCCTTGATTTACGGCCCAAGTAATCCCTGCTTGTTTGCGATCAGGGTTGAGCATTTTTGCGTTTCCCGTTGACGCAGGAGTTAGAGTTCTGGTAGGTTCTACATTTCCCGTAAATTGCTGAAAAGCTTTTGTTTCGATTATTTGCAATACTTGAGAAGCACTATTAGGGTGAACACGGATCGATAAAAGACTAAAAGTCTTTCGTCCCCTTTTTCCGTCTGCTTGGGGATAAGATAGCTCTCTTGCCCCGCGTTCTAACAGAAAAGGGATGCCAATCAAACTACCAGCCGATGTTTCAATAGCTAGTAGTTGCTCTGTTAGTCCGATAATATCCCACTTTGAATGGGTTTCGACTTCAAAGTATCCTAGTTCACCTAATTTAGGCAAGACAACTTGTAATCGACCGACTTGCTTGCATTTACACCCTGAATAGCTTCCGTCAGGGTTTTGTTGACGTTTGCACGGGATAGGATTAGTGGCAATCATTTTGCCAGCTTGTTGGTAGATATGTTGCTTTTCTTCGTCACAACGAGAAACTAATCCCGTAGCTCCCCAATCTTCCATCCAACAAGGAAATACCTGATCCGTATAACGAAAAGGTAACAAGCAATCTAATTGCTTTGGTTCTTTCCCGTAAATAGCGGTAAATTTTTCGTTGATTCCTTGAATATCAGAATCAATGCGAAAATATTCTAAATCATCTCCGCTTATTAGAGTGCCAGGTCTTTTAGGGTTTTCTTTTTTTTCTCCCCCTTTGCGAATTTTCCCTAGCAGAGGAAATCGGGCTTGTCTTGTTGTCAAGGATTTTATAGGCATTGTTTTTACTCCTAGAAAGGAAGGTTGCTCTGTGATTCAGAATAAATAGATGATGGAAACTCATCTATTTCTTTACCAGCAAAATACTTGCCCACACTTGGGCAAGTGACACCATGAGCCTCTGTTACTTCCAGAAGTTTCGACATAACCACTTGCTGTGCTTGATTTACAAGAAATTCATAGCAAGCATCAGCATCTTCGCCGTCTTCTGGTTTTCCATGAATATTTATACTCACATTCACAGACTCAAAATTACCGAGATTGACTTTCTGAGTGTAATCTACCGAGATATGGGTGATAAGCATCTATCTTCTGAAACTCGATTAATACAATCTTATAGTAAATTACTAGAATTGTCAAGCATTTTTAAGAAAAAAACCTTACAAAAAAATTACAAAAAGATAATAGTACAAAAGAACTAAGTTATTATCGTTAATAGATTGTAGATAAGGGTATCTACAATGGAACTATTGATATATATAGGTTTCAGACTTTGTTCATGTTGTTAACGCTATCCCCCAATATTATTTTTTGTGTTCTTATTACTGAGGCTGTCTTCCCCTTTTACCCTATTTTCTTTTTTTTCTCTATACGACATCAACGACATCAACAAAGCCTAAAACCTAGACAGGGTAAAGATTTCGATTGTTAATAACCCTATCTACAATCGAATTACAATCTAACTTCCCACCATTTCTTGCTAATATTAAAGGGCAATGCAGCGAATTTCAACGAGAGGAACGGAAACAAGCGTTTAGAAAAGCTGAACGCTTTGTTACAAATGCTAGTGAGCAAGGTGGTGTCACTCCAGAAACACAACCGCACTCATTTCAGCGCCCGTGTGGATACTGAAATTCGCAGTGGTCTTACCTTTATCCCTTTGCCTTAAACAGAATGACAACGATACTTAGAAGAGTACAACAATTTTTAGACTCTGGCGATAGTGATAACGCTAGAGAAGAAATTGATAGAGCTTTCGGCAATCTGAGAAGGGTGGATAGTCATGTTAGAGAGTTTGCCGCTCTGTTGGCACTGGGATCGATCGAAGCTTCAGAAATCGGATTAGGAGTATTGGGACGCAAGCTTCTACAGAATGACAGCGAGATTAATAATGAGGTTATTTGGTTATTTATTGCGTCAATTTTATCTCGCGATAGTATTCCCTCTGATAGTCCATCTAGAATCAGCCTACTTGTTCTTACCGCTTCTGTCAATAGTTGGGAATTACCAATTTTTGCGCTTCTTACCCCTGCCCTCGACGCTTTTTTTAAAGTTAGTCTTGCGGACGGAACCCCTTTAATTGCCGAACAAACTCTCGATTTTTTGACCACTTGGGGAAGAATTTATGCTAAAGCACCTCATGTCAAAACGCAGCTTCAAGAACTTCAATCTCTTAGTAATAATCTATTAGAGCAAGTAGATGACTCAGGGTTAAAAGCTGAATGGTCAGAGGGAATTAATATATTTTTTGAAGAAGCCAGCACAACCAAATATTCAGATAGTAATGTTTTTTCTCCATAAAGCATCAACGGTATCAACAAACCTTGAAACCTAGTCAAGGTAAAGGTTTCGATTGTAGATAAGGTTATTAACAATCGAATTACAAAAGAACAGAAGATATACTTAGCATATTTAAATTAAATACTGCTATCTGCTTAGACGATCGTTGCTAGTGATTCTTTAAAAGGCACTGGATAGCTTGAATTTTGAAAAACCCGTACTGTGTAAGCCGATTGGATTGATCCCCAATCGGCTATCTGTTGCGATTCTGTGTAAACGACGCTTCGGGCCGACGATACTGACCATTCTCGTTTTACCGTCGCCCCGTCGTAAATTCTGACTACATAGCTGTCTAACTCTCCTGCTGCGTAAGCAATGTCGATATAGTCGATCCAACGACCATTTAACCGCGTCCGTCGATACCAAGTAATAATTAAATCGTTATTATCTTTTTCGCCTCTTACAGCACAAGGGAAAGGCTTTAATCCTTCTAAGGTGATTGTGTGAGAGACTTCTTCCTCTATATCAGTTTCAAGCAGTCCATTAGGGACTACTTTTAATAAATATTCTCGATTAATATCAGAAAGGTTTAAGGGGAATCGAACTAAATAATTAGTTAGTAACACAAATTTTTCCCCTATTATATGCTTAGAGATAGCTGGTTCAGTTCCTTTGACTCCACGAATTGTATATGAAATATCAAAGGTTAAAGGATTGCTGGACACAATAGTAGCATTTTTAAAAGCTATAATTTCTCCGGTAGAGAACCAGCCTAATTGTTTGCCCGATAGAAATGTTTCAAGAGTAACTGGCTCTAATTGCCCTGAATTCATGCTTACTCGTATCCAATTTAAATCATCAATAAAATTAGGAGAAGCGTTGTTAAAATTTGGGGAGAAGCTTAATACAGTACCAGTTACGCTGTTGACAACATTGCCAACAGCAAAATCGTAGCTTGATCCGTTGTCATCAGAATAAAATAATGCTCCTTTGCTAAAACTAGAGTTACCTTCAATTGCCACATAAATTCCTATGTCTGTATCTCGGCTATTAACTATTGGGCATTCAATAGGAATAGCGTTAGCGCGTCCGTAGGGACGAGGAGTGTTATTGTCTGGCGGAAATTCGTTATCTATAGGAATATCTGGTAAATATCCTACTCCTTGAAATCGAGTAGCTTCAATTTCAATTAAATAATTTACGCCTCTTACTTTTTTGGTGATTTGCATCAATTCCTGATGATAATTGTTATTATCATCAGTAAAAATTACATCCCCAACTTTCAGATTTTCCCATGCTGGCAATAAAAACATTTTTGAAAAAGTTTTTGATTGCGTTTTCCCTAAAAAAAGAATTTTTGAGGCAATATTCATGAAAAACATATCTATATCTATTAGCTTAGTTTGAAAACTAAGCTCGTTTGTGTGAGTATCTGATGGGTCTTTAGCTACTGCGGTAATAGTTTCATAATTTTTTAAAACATTTAGCCCAGATACTGTAACGGCACTAGGGGTTTCTCTAAAATGAGTCAGTTTTTTTTCATTAAGGTCAATAGGATTTTCTCCAAATTTTTTAGACCCAAAAGAGCTTTTAGGGATAAAAATAGGATTAGATGATTGTTCTTGTCTTTTAAAAATTATTTTATCTTTTGGCTCCCTTGCGACAATAAAAAAAGCTCTCATAAGTTCTTCCAACTGATCAGCAAAAGATGTCCCATCAAACAATAAATCAAATCCTTGAATTCGGTAATCATCAGGAATGTCAGTCACATCAATTTGATCGTCTGTTCTACTAGCTAATTTACAAATAGTTTTCAAAATATCTTTTATTTTTGGATTGTCTCCACTTTCTCCAATCACCTCAATATCAATAGTAGGAAATCCAGTGCCGTCATAGTTAGCAATCGGATAATTATCGAAAATTAAAAAAGACATTCCAGTAAAAGCAGGTACTGGGTTGGATTCTTTTGACTGAATTACTGACGATGGCGTAGTTTGATTGCCAGTATAAATAGTTGTATGCTCAATAAACTTTAGGCTTTTTTCGTCGTTAGTTTCGGAATTGTAAACAAGAACGCTGTTCATCCAAACTCGCCTAACAGAGCCAATTCTTCTAGCAATTGGATAAGCGGCTGTCAGAAAATAAGTGTAAACTTCGGTAGTTTGCCCACCACCACCACCTTTTCCCCCTTGTCTTTCGGTCGTGACGACTTCCTTAAGGGGAATCCCCCACATCATAGTTAGCCCTTCTTTCCTCACCTTTCCAAAAGGATAGGATAGGCTTCTGCCGTATTCAGCATCGGGAACACCAGTATCCTCAATTTTTCCTTTTTGTTGGGTAGGAGGTTTAGGAGCAAATAGAGATAATAATAGGTTAGCTCCGATTCCTATCGCTACGGGAATGAGAAAATTAGCCACGGCTTTTTAAAAGATAGTATTTTCTCTATTCTAATAGGTTGAGCAGGAATCGAACCTACCTAAGACGAATTATGAGTTCGTTGCCTTAACCGCTCGGCCATCAACCCTTGACCTATTTAGGAAAAAATAAAGTAGGAGAGATATTAAAAAAATCGGCTAATTTTTGAACGTGAATATCTGTTATCTCTCGCTGTCTATCAAAAATATCATCTAGGATTGATTGATCCTCAAAAATAGATAATAAGTCTTGCTTTTGCAAGTTCTTTAGTTCTAACAAAAATTTCAATAGCTCAACTCCATAAATATCAGGTATTGGCTCTTGATTTTCCTCATACTCATAAATCAAAGTTCCTAAAACACTTAAATACTCCCTTTCTTCTATTGTCAATTGAATTTTATCTAATATGATTTTATCTAAAAAAGAACTGATAACTCTTTCCGTGTTTTCTAGCTCTTCCTTGTCGTGAATAGGACGAGGAGGGTATTGTTTTAATAATTCTAAGTATTTATTTGTATCAAACATAGTGTGACTGTAATCGCTGTAACTTTTTATCATAGGTCAAGTCTTTGATTTTGTCAATATGTTTGATTTTAAGTGGATTGGGCTAGATTTGCACTAGCGTGGAATTACTCTACAGATTTACAGTCTGCCGCCTTCGACTACTCGGCCACCAATCCTTGTTTAAATTTATCTTACTATAATTCTTAATGCTTGTCAATCATATTGGTTTTTGATTTTCTTGATTCTTTTGAGATTCTTGCAAATTAAGAAGTTGAAGTATTGCTTCTCCTGCGTCTTTACGCGCCATGCTACAAGTCTAGAGTCTTTGTTCATTGCGCTTGATAATGATAATTTTTGTATCAGAAACCGAACAAACTAAATCATTTTTCTGTTTTATTAGTTGATTAATAGCTTCCAATTTTTGCTTTTGTTCTAATTCAGAAACGGGTTGTGGGTTTTCTCCGTACTCTTGTGTGGAGAAAACAACAGCTAACATAAAACTTTTTGTTTCTTTAAACTGAAAACGAATAATCTGCCAACTGAATTCACTATCAGGTTCTAATTCTCGATTCCAAATATTTAGAAAGGTTTCTAAATAACCTTCTAATCCTTTTTAAGTTTGACGGTTTTTATTAATATCACTGAAAAGTCCTTGATCCTGTTAAGGATAGTTTTCAACAGGCTCTACTGACCGACTGTTTTGAATACAGCAAGAATAGCAAGAATTAAATAGAAACATAAAGGGCATATTGTTTGTTATCAAGATATTAGGAAAGTTTAATAATTTGTTACAGATTAACTATATTAGATTTATTCTCTGTAAAAATTAAGATCACACCAAAAGGAATCTTTCCAAAAATTTATCAATTTTATATTTTTTTCAGCTATTAATTTTCGCCAAAGACGAAAATTCTCAAAAAAATTATACCATCCAAAAGGAACGTCTTCTCTAAGGGTAGTCCAAATAATAGGTAAATAGCTGTTGATAGGTTTATAAAGTTTGTTACAAACATAAATATAAAAACCAAGAGACAAAGTGTAAAACAATCCTTTGGTGATTAACATAAATCCCCACACAGAAATTAAAAACAAATTTAAGATTAAAGAACGTGGTTTTATTTCCATTTCTTTTAGTTCCGCTTTGGTTAATTTTTTTCTTAAAAATTGACTAATCTTTTTATCTAGTTGTGTTTGATTCATTGTTTTTTTTCGGGTTTAATCTTTTGATATATTTTGATATAAACAAAATGCAAACCAAAGCCAAATATACCAAAACCTGAGAAACAACTCCGACCATGTTAGCTGTAAGTTGTTAAGTCTTATGGCAGTAAATACACAGGTAAAAATAATTAAATTTACAGCCACTAATAAATAAGGTTTTTTCTGTTTTTTAGACTTCATTTTAGTTTAATCTTTTTAGGTGTTCTATATTACTTTACCACAATTAAAGTTATTTGTCTATAGTTTTGATAAGAAAATAAATTAAATTTATCTTTTCCGATGTCAGTGTTTTGATTTTTATTAAGATTTCTACTAATTTATCCTTAAGTTCTTTTTTAGTGGGTTCTGTGTCAGTTGGTTTGTAAATGAAAGTTTTAGCACTCCCATCTTGTTCTATTTTAATCAAAGTGTATTTTTCCATGATCATAGTGCCTTCTTTTAGGTGTAGGTTTATCTTAATACTTGCAATCTACTTAACAAGTCAAGCCGATTGTTACTAGCTTACCATCTCGATAACCGGGATTGACTGACACACTTGCAATCTACTTAACAAGTCAAGCCGATTGTTATTTTCTCTCGCATGACCGACCTCTCCTATTCAATCCTAAGCTTGCAATCTACTTAACAAGTCAAGCCGATTGTTACTGATTCCCTTTAGGGAAGTGCGATCAATCCCCCCCAACTTGCAATCTACTTAACAAGTCAAGCCGATTGTTACCCAGTCTCCCAGAGTGTAAGCTGCGTATAGCCTGCGTTGACTGTTTGCGCGGGTTGCGAGTGGATCGACCTTTTTCTTGTTTTTTTCTTGGGTGTCACTGGCTCGGAGGTCAAAACCAGTAAGGTTTCGAGGGTTTCTTCGCCGAGTAACAATCGGCTGGACTTGTCAAGTAATTCCTCCTGCGCTGATTCCTTATCGAAATCCTTCAGAGGCTTAACTTCCCCGGTACAAGCCGGGTAGCTTCTTACGAAGTCTGCTTTCCCTAAGATGTTGATTGCGGCGGCCACATCTCTG